CAGCAGGAAAAGATGCTGGCGCAGCAGGCAGGGCTGATCACCACACTGCGCGCGGATGACGCCCGTAATCGCGCAATGATGGCAGAACAGCAACGGAGAGAGCAGCAGCTGCGCCAGCAGGGCGAAAACTACCAGAGGAAATATCGTGAAGCAATCCAGAATGATGAATGTAGTCGGCGCGTTGCTCCTTCCGCTGTTATTGTCCTCCTGCGCGGAACGGACACCGCCGCCGCCGGTTCCGCTCGTGCTGTTACCCCCTGAGTCGGTGTTCACCCCCTGCGAGCAACCAAAACTGAAGGGTGATACCTGGGGGGATATCGGCAGCCACGCGCTGGCGCTTCAAACAGCCTTATCAATCTGCGCCGGCCAGGTGGCCACGCTGAACCAATGGCGGGAATTAACTCAACAGTGACATGTGATGTTGCTTGCTGGTGTATAGGTGATCAAATCACCAGCTTGTAGCCTATCCCTAGCGATGATAATGTCTGCCTGGTATAAGCGAGGGAGTTTCATGGCATTAGCACCACAAGCAGATATTAGCGAAGCGATAAGTGTTTTATCTCACTGCATAGACTCTGGGAGTGAACTTGATCAGCTCACCTTTCGCCGTTACCTGAAGAAGTTCGAGAATATTCCTGATGAGCCGACTAAGCTGATGTTGTTCGGTTTAGCGTATGGTGCTGTTAAAGAATATCCTACGGCTATTGCCTTTTTCAAAGATGCAGTTTCTTACAAGGATGATGTTGTAGCCCGGAATTACTTAACTTTCTTGGGACGTATTCTTCACTTCGAAATGTATAGGGAAGAGTCTGAAAGGTTGGCAAAGGAGTATAACAGTTTCCCGCTTTGCATTCGGGCGAGAAACGCAGCCTATGCTGATGGTAACGGTGAGCTATCGCTTTTTTTCACAAGAAAAGCAATTTCTCTTACTTCGGATGATAAGACTGTGAGGAGGTTGGAAATGGAGGCTAAGCATCACATTGGCTCTCTTGATAAGTTCGCCTCGCTTAGTGGTCTGAGTAGCAGAGAACTCCAAGAGTTAAGTCGAAGCGTGACAGATGTTGCCAGGAAGCATGGTGTATTATCGATAGCGACTGAGTTTTATGTAAGCTCGGATAATCATGACCTTGCCATCATCAATGATGTCCTTACCATGAACGAAGATTTGATATCAGATATGGACATAGAGATCGCGTGTGCATTAGCGATGAACGAAAAATACTCTGATAAAAACGTGTCTGCATGGTATCGCGGGCGTGAAAATGTAGGGCACACAATATGAGCATCCAAGGAAGAGATTTCTTAATTGCGGCTAAAGGTTTTGTAAGCATGCCATGTGAAGCGGCTTTTAGGAGCGCAGCTTCACGGTCATATTATTCTTTGTACCATGAAGTTTGCGGAATTTTGCAACACTGCCCACCGACCACACACGATGGTGTTTTGAGCTACTTAACACAAGGTACGAGCCGAAATGCCGAACCTTTTGATAAAATGTCACTGATGCAGTTGGGTGCAGTTCTTGGTCAGCAGAAAAAGAAACGAAAAAAAGCAGATTATGAATTAGACCAAGAGTTTTTAGAGATAGAGGCAAAGTCGTCTATTGCAGCTGTCGAAAAGATGATTAAGAAAATTGATGAGCTAAAACAAGACGTAGCATGAAATAAACCCGCCTAGAGCGGGTTTTTTATTGCCCATCACAGAGCGCCAAGTCTGACGCTGCGTAATGAGCAGTAACCAAAGCCATCACCCTGCACCCACCGCGCACCCAGCGCACCGGCAGGCTGATGGCTTTTTTTATGGAGAATGCTATGTCACAACCGGAAGAAAGCGGCCTCGAGCGCGATTACTGTGCCGGTCAACTTTCTCTCCGCGACCTGGCAGAGATACACGGCATCAGTGAGGGGGCAATCAGGAAGCGCGCCAAAAAGCATGGCTGGGTACGCAAGGGAAAGGGCGGTACGCAAAAAGGTACGCAGGTACGCAAAAGCGGTACGCAAAAATCCAAAGTGCGTACCAGAGGACGTAGCGCCAAATCTGGAAGCATCCAAGAAGGCGACGAAGCCCCAGAGCCAAAAACGAAACCGATTCGTGGCAAACGCACAGACCCACCTGTTAACCCTTTCGGTGCAAACAACCGAGCCGCTTTGAAACATGGTGGCTATGCCCGGCGGATGCTCCTTCCTGACGATGTGATTGAAGATGCCGAAGCGATGGGGCTGGAGGATGAGCTGCGCCGGGTGCAGGCGTCCAACCTGATTGCAGCGGCGAACATTGGCCGATGGGGTGAAGCGCTCCGCGATGAAGAAAACGAAGAGCGAAAAAAAATCCTCCGCGAAAACATCCGCGGCGCTGAACAGGCAATGGATCGCAACACGGCACGCATCGAGTCGATTTTGCGTACCTTCAGCCAGCTGGCCGTTAGCGAGGCGATGCTGCCAAAAATTGAAGCCGATACCGATTTTCGCCGTGCGGCAACAGATAAGACTCGTCTGGAGTGCGAAAAGCTGGGCAAAGAACTGGCCGACGATGACGACAACGACATACCGAAGCCGGTGGCGATCAACATCAACGTGGTAGACGCCAGGAGGGGTGATGATAGCGCCGACGCTTAATATTCCTCAGGCTCGTTTTCTGGCGATGCCGCACAAGTTCAAAGCCTACGTGGCCGGATTCGGTTCGGGCAAAACGTGGGTAGGGTGCGGTGGTATCTGCAAGGGCATGTGGGAGTTTCCCCGCATTAACCAGGGCTACTTTGCGCCGACCTATCCGCAGATCCGCGATATTTTTTACCCGACGGTCGAGGAAGTGGCGCACGACTGGGGGATGCGCGTCCAGATCAACGAGAGCAACAAAGAGGTGCATTTCTACGCCGGCCGGCAGTACCGCGGAACGACGATCTGCCGCTCGATGGAAAAGCCGGAAACTATCGTCGGTTTTAAAATCGGTAATGCGCTGATCGACGAGCTCGACGTGATGAAAAAGGAGAAGGCACAAAAGGCCTGGCGAAAAATCATCGCGCGTATGCGTTACAAGGTGGACGGGCTACGCAACGGGATCGACGTCACCACGACGCCGGAAGGGTTCAAATTCGTTTGGCTCCAGTTCGTCAAAGAGGTACGCGACAAGCCGGAGCTGGCGACGCTGTACGGCCTTGTGCAGGCGTCGACGTTCGACAACGAAAAGAACCTGCCACCGGACTACATTCCCTCGCTGATGGGGAGCTATCCGCCGGAGCTGATTAAAGCCTACCTGCGCGGGCAGTTTACCAACCTGACGAGCGGCACCATTTACCACCAGTTCGATCGCCGCTTGAACAACTGCGACGAGGTGGAGCAGCCCGGCGAGCCGCTTTATATCGGGATGGATTTCAACGTCGGCAAGATGGCCGGCATCGTTCACGTTCTGCGCCTGGGGCTGCCGTGTGCGGTTAACGAAATCATCAGCGCGTACGACACCCCCGACATGATCCGCATCATCAAGGAGCGTTTCTGGCTCTACGATGGCGCCGATTATCGCAAGGTGCGAGAAATTTACATCTACCCGGATGCGTCCGGTGATTCCCGCAAGTCGAACAACGCCAGCAAAACGGATATTGCCCAGCTGCAGGATGCCGGCTTCAACGTGATAGTCGATAACGCCAACCCGCCGGTGAAAGACCGCATCAACGCGATGAATGCAATGTTCTGTAATGCCAACGGCGAACGGCGCTACAAGGTCAACGTGGCACGCTGCCCGGTTTATACCGAATGCCTTGAGCAGCAGGTATGGGATGAAAAAACCGGCGAGCCGGATAAAAAATCCGACAACGACCACCCCAACGACGGCGCCGGCTACTACATCCACAAAACCTTCCCGATCATCAAGCCGGTGACTAACCTCAACATAGGATTCGCATACTGATGTCCACGCAAAACATCGATTATCGCCACCCGGCATACCGCGAGTTTCTGCCCGAGTGGGAGCTCGTCGGTGACTGCGTTGATGGTGAGCGAAAAATTAAAAAGCGCGGCAAAAAATACCTGCCGCACCCCAGCAGCGACAGCATCAACGACGACCCGCAGGATATTCGCTACAAGGCGTATAAGCAGCGGGCGCCATTTATCAATGCGACCGGGCGGACGCTCTCCGGCCTGCTGGGTATCGCTTTCAACAAGCCGGTAAAAATCACGCTTACCGGCCGCGTTGCAGAACTGGAGGCGGACGCCGACGGCGAGGGGCAACCTCTCACGCAGCTGATCCGCGATAGCGTCAGCCAGAACCTGCAGCGCGGGCGCGCCGGTATCCTGACGGACTACACCGCCTCCGGTAGCCAGACGCTGGCCCGGCTTGGCCGGCCAATCCTGCGCCTGTTCACCGCCAAAGAAATCATTAACTGGCGCGTGACCGCCGGTAAGACGTCGCTGGTGGTAGTTCACTACGTCGAACCCGTGGACGATCCGCAAAATTTCGAGCTGTTGCTGCAAAAGGTGTGGATCGAGCTGCGCCTGGTTAATGGACTGGCGTACGCCCGCCGTTGGCAGCAAAGCGCCGCCGGCATGATGGAGGGAAAGCTGGTCGAACTGAGAGACAGCGCCGGCAAGCAGCTTACGGAGTTGCCGTGGTCATGGATTGGATCGAGCAACAACGATCACACACCCGATGCGCCGCCGCTGGCTGATATCGCCAACGTGAACGTTAAGCACTACCAGGCGGAAGCGGATATCGCCGAGATTTCGCACCTCACCGGGCAGCCAACAATTGCAGTAGGCGGACTGGATCAGCAATGGGCCGACAAATATCTATCGAGCGGCGTCCGAGTCGGTTCAACGAAAGGCATCCTGCTACCTGATAAGGGTGTGATTAGCATTGTGCAGGCCGAGGACCGAAACCTGCCGCTGACGGTGGCCGAACGCCGCGAAAAACAGATGGCCATGCTGGGTGCGAAGCTGGTCGAGCGTAACACCTCTGCCCGTACCGCAACGCAGGCCACGGACGAGGCGCAGACCGATAACAGCATCCTGTCCTTGTGCGTCGGCAACGTGGAGCAGGCTATCAACCGGGCGCTGGCGTTCGCGGTGATGTTCGCCGGCAGTGGTGAGGCCACGATCGAGCTGAATAAACGCTATGAAATTTCTGCGCTGGATTCCGCGGCGCTGGCGGTACTGATGCAGATGGTACAGTCCGGCCAGATGCTGTTGGTCGACTTTATCCGCTACCAGCAGAGCATCGGCCTGATTGACCAGAGCATGACGCCGGAAGAGGTGGAGGATTTGCTGCGCAACCAGGCGCCGGACCTGACAGGAGGCGGACGTGAGGACGATAAACAGCCGCCTGCTTGATGAGACGCTCGCGCACGCGCTGTTTGTCTCTCGCTATTCGACCGGCGTCGCCCGGCGAATGGTGAAAATTCTCGACCAGGCGGACGCCGAGCTTTCTTCAAAATTGCTGATGGCGCTGGATGACCTGGACCCGCAGAGCTTCACTGTTCGCCGCCTTGATTCACTGCTGGCCGGTGTGCGGGATATCAACCGGCAAGTTTACCAGCGGCTTTACGGGGCGCTGAGCGACGAGCTGAGCGATTTTACCGGGTACGAGGGCGGCTTTCAGTTCAGCCTGTTCGACTCTCTGCTGCCCGACCTGGTGAAACAGCGTTACCCGCTTATCAGCCTGACGCCGCAGCAGGTTTACGCCGCAGCGCTGGCGCGGCCGTTTCAGGGGCGTTTGCTAAGCGAATGGGCCGACAAGCTGGAAAGCGACCGATTACAGCGCATCAGCAACGCCGTGAGCCAGGGTTATCTGCAGGGGGAAACGACAGACCAGATTTATCGGCGGATCCGCGGCACCCGCGCACGAAATTATCAGGACGGCGTTTTGCAAACCGGCCGGGCCAATGCAACCAGCGTGATAAAAACCGCCGTCAGCCATATGGCGGCCGTAGCGCGCACGGAATTCGCCCAGGCCAACGCCGACGTTATCGACTGCAAGCAATGGCTGGCAACCCTCGATAACAAGACGACGCCGACCTGCATCGTGCGCGATCGCCTGCGCTACACGCTGGACAACAAACCCATCGGCCACAAGGTGCCTTATGGCGCAGGCCCGGGGCGGATCCATTTCTGCTGCCGCTCGGTGGAAACGCTGGTGGTGAAATCGTGGCGAGCGCTGGGTATCGATGCCGACGAAATGCCGGCGGGCACGCGCGCCAGTATGGATGGCCAGATGCCGGCGGAAACCAATTATCGGGATTGGCTGCAGCGGCAGCCCTACCGGCGCCAGGTGGAGGTGTTGGGCGAAACCCGCGCCCGCCTGATGCGTGACGGCGGCATGCGGCCGGCGGAATTCTTCTCCGACAAGGGGGAGTGGCTCAGCTTGCAGCAGCTGCGAGAAATTGACGAACGGGCGTTTTCGGACGCCGGACTATAGCGACCGCCACACGGCGGTTTTTTTATGCCCGCGGCCTGGGGCCGCAACATCACAACGGGGTTGATGATGAAATTCAAAATCACGAAAGACGAGTACAACGCGCTGAATGACGTGCAAAAGGCGCTCTATAAAGAGTCCGGCGACGGCTACCAGGTGCAGATTGAAGGCATGCCCGACACGTCAGAACTCGACGGCCTGAAAAAGAAGGTCGACGAACTGATGACCGAAAAGAAAACGGAGCAGGCAGCGCGGCGTAAGGCCGAGGAAGACGCCAAGAAAGCGGCGGAAGAGCAGGCCAAGAAAAACGGCGACGTTGAGGCGTTGGAAAAATCCTGGGCGCAAAAACTGGCCGACGCCGAAGCGAAGTCGAAAGCGGAAATCGCGTCGCTGAATACCAGTCTGCATGGCCTGCTGGTGGACAACGTGGCGCAGAAACTGGCGACTGAACTGGCGGGCGACGCCGCGCCGGTGATGCTGCCACACATCAAATCACGCCTGGCCATTGAAGAAAAAGACGGTCAGCACGTGACGCGCATCCTTGACGGTGCCGGCAAGCCAAGCGCGGCCAGCATCGATGAGCTGAAAAAAGAATTCGTCGGTAACGCGGCCTTCAAGGGCGTGATTATCGGCAGCAAAGCCAGCGGAACCGGGGGTAACGGTGGCGGCAACCCTGGCGCCGGGGGCGGCGGGAATGGAAATGGCGACAACCCAGATTCACTGGTGAGCCGTGCACGACAAATTATCGAAAACAATCAGGAGTAACGCATGTCCCTCATTATTTTTCAGCGGCAAGTTTCTACCGCCGCGACTGAGCTGGTGGATCAGGAAGTGCAGAAGTTTAACGCCGCCTCGGGTGGCACTCTCATTTTGGGTAACGGCGATCACATCGGTGATTTCATCGAACAAACCAGCTGGCAGTTGATTGGCGGTCTCGCACAGCGCCGTAATGCGTACGCGGATAAAAAATTAACGCCGGATGAGCTGGGCCAGCTGCTGGATCGCATGGTGAAAGTTGATGGGCGTATTGGTCCTGTCAGCGTCACCCCTACCATGATGAAGCGCCTGGGGAAAGACGTCTCAGAGGCGGCAGCAGTTGTTGCAGCACAGGCGGCTGAGGCGATGATTCAGGACTACCTGAACACCACCTGCGGCGCACTGAAAGCGGCAATTTCCACCAACAGCGGAATGATCACCGATCTCTCCGGTGCCGCCGGCAGCGCGGTAAAACCGTCACTGCGCGGCCTGAACAAAGGCGCCCGACCAATGGGGGATGCGTTCTCCCGACTGTTGGCCTGGGTGATGGATGGTGCAACGTACAACGACTTCATCGATGAGGCGCTCACCAACGCCAACAGCCTTTTCAAGATCGGTAACGTGAACGTGATGCAAGATGGCCTCGGTCGCCGTTTCATCATTTCCGATATTCCGGCCCTGGCTGATGACAACTTGCAGCATGTGCTGGGCTTGACCTCTGCCGCCGCGGCAGTCCAGACCACGCCGCTGATCATGAAAGCGCAGGACGTTCTGGGTAACGAAAACCTGAAAGCCCTGATGCAGGGCGAGTACGATTTCACTATCGGGCTGAAAGGCTATCAGTGGAAAAACGATAACCTCAAGTCGCCAACGGACGCACAACTGACCACCGGCGCAAACTGGAACAAGGTGCGCACCAGTAACAAGGATACCGCTGGCGTTATGGTGACCTTCGGGGAGAAAGCCGCAAAGTAATAGCGGTATCAGGTGTGACGCTTAACAAGACCTCGACCTCTCTGGCCGTCGGCGCGAATGAAACGCTGACGGCAACCGTGGCGCCGAAAGACGCCACGAACAAAGGGATCACCTGGTCAACATCTGATGCCGCAAAAGCTACGGTTGAAAACGGAAAAGTTACCGGTGTGGCGGCCGGCGCGGCAACCATCACAGCGACCACGGAGGACGGCGGAAAAACCGCAGCCTGCGAGGTTACCGTGACCGCGCCGTAATAGTTTGGGGCTTCGGCCCCGTTTTTATTGGGGGTGATCATGCTGATAACGGATCCCGCTTCGCCGGATTTCAACAGCTACGCCAGCGTGCGGGATGCGCGCGACTTTGCTGCGACGCGCGGCTATTCGTTGCCGGACGATGACAGCGAATGCGAAACGCTGTTGATGCAGGCGATGGACTACCTGGCCGGGCAAAGCTGGCGCGGCTCCCGTTCATCGTCGGATCAGGCGCTGCCGTGGCCGCGCTCAGGCGTGATTGTGGACGGTGTGCCGCTGGCCAGTGACAAAATCCCGCGCCAGCTGATCCAGGCACAGTGTCGCCTGGCGGTAGAAGCGCAGGAAACCGACCTGACGCCTAGCTTTGCCGGTGGCGGCGAAGTGGTAGCGGAAAGCGTCTCCGGCGCTGTGGCGGTGCAGTATGCCGAGGGATCAAGCGGAAACGCGCCGTACTTCTCGTGGTTGGCTGGCCTGCTTAATGGGCTGCTCGGCGGGGGCGGCGGCATTAATTTTGACGTAATGCGGGGCTGACATGGCAATCAACTATACCCGGATGCGCGCCACCGCCACACGGTTGCTTACCGAGAACGGGCAAAAGCGCGTGCTCACCCGGGGCGGGAAAGTGACGCGGGTAAACGGGAAAGAGGTGCGATTACCCGACGAAAAGGCGGACGTGATCGGCGTTGTGACGGAATACAAGCCGGGCGAAATTGACGGCACGCTGATCCAGAACGGCGATGTGCTGTTGGTTGCGACCTACCAGACGGAAATTCGCATCGATGACCGCATCGATATTGACGGGAAAAAATATCGCGTGGTTCATCCGCACCCGGTTAAGCCGGCGGCGGTGCTTATTTGCTACCGTGCACAGCTGAGGGTATGACATGGCAGAAAATGACGCGTTCATGCAGGCGATCACTGCCTTCGTGGACAAGGCAAAGGCCAATCAGGCGCAGGTAGTCCGCGCAACGGGGATCCGCATCCTCACGCAACTGGTTCAGATGTCGCCCGTCGGCAATCCCGACCTGTGGGAGGTGAACGCCACCGCCAAAGCCTATAACGACGCGGTCGCAGAACACAATGATGCGCAGCGCAACGATCCGGCCAACCTGACACCGACCGGGCGCCTGAAAAAGCGCGCCAGGGTATCCGACAGCATGGATATCAAGGCGCCGGCCGGTTATACCGGCGGCCGGTTCCGCGGCAACTGGCAGGTGGGGTTGGATGCGGCGCCGCAGGGTGAAACCGGCCAGGTGGATAAATCGGGCGGTAAAACGCTGGCCGCTGGCACGCTGGTGATCGAGCGTTTTCGTGTTGGCATGCAGGCGGTGTACTTCACCAATAACGTTCCCTATGCCTACCCGCTGGAGTTTGGTCACTCGTCGCAGGCGCCTGGCGGCATGGTGCGGATCACCGCTGCCGATTTCCAGCGTCATTTCCAGGCAGCTGTATCGGAGGTGAAATCGTGAGTCATACCAGAGTAGCGGAACTGCTCGAAGCGCGCCTGGGTGAATGGGCCGACGCTAAAGGCGTGCCTGTGGTGTGGGACAACATCGCGGAAAACCCGCCGGATACGCTCTATCTTCAGGCCTACGCGATGCCGGCGACCACGACGACGATCGACCTGGCGGAAAAGCTGCAGGTGCTGCCGGGCGTCTGGCAGATTAACGTCGTGGCGAAGGCCGGCGACGGCGTCAGTGGCGCCCGCGCGCTGGCTGATGAGGTGGCCGCGTTGTTCCCTGTTGGCCTGGCGCTCAGCGATGGGGGGCTCACCTGCTACATCAGCACGCCGCCGACGGTTTACCGTGGCATCACGTCGGACACTCGCTATTCCATCCCCGTCAGCATGAGCTATCGCGCTCACCTCATCACACACTGACCGCCGCGGCGGTTTTTTTATGCCCAAAATTGGAGAATCCACTATGGCATTTGCATTACCAAACGGCGCCACGGTTTTCGCTGGTTCCAAGATGGCGGCAGCGCTGCCAACGTCAGCGGTTAGTAACGCCAAGGGCGCGGTGTTTACCGTGGCAAATGGCACCCTGGCCGCCGATGACATTGTGCTCATCAAATCAGGCTGGGGAAACATCGACAACCTGGTCGCCAAAGTGACAGCGGCGACGGCAACGGCGGTCACGATCGGCGCACTGGACACGTCGAATACCAAATTTTTCCCAGCGGGCGGTGGCGCCGGTGCGCTTATCAAAATCACCGAATGGACGCAGATCCCACAAATCACCGAAGTGGGGGCGTCTGGCGGCGATCAGCAGTACGTGCAGATCCAGTTCCTTGAGGACGACCGCCAGCGCAACCTGGCGACGTACAAGGCAGCCAAGACCCAGACGTTTACCTTTGCGCATGATTCAACGCTGCCGATTTATGACGTCCTGACCGCTGCCGATCGCGTTGGCGACATTCTGCCGTTTTACATGTACGTGCCGACGGCGAAAGAAACACGCTACTGGTCCGGCACGCCATCCTTTGACCCACAGCCGGCAACGGCCGTTAACCAGGTGGAAACGGTGCAGGTATCGATCGCGGTACAGTCCCGCACGATGACGTTCTACAAGGACAAGTAATTTTAACCCTCGGGGCGCAAGCCCCATTTTTTCGCAGGTTCCGACATGACATCAAAATTTACCCTGGTCCCAAACTCGACGTTTAAAAAAGACGTCACAATCCCGCGCGCCGGCGCAGAAGATGGTGTGCTGACGTTCACGTTCAAGCATAAGACTCGCAGCCAGCTGGAAGCGCTGGAGAACACCCTGCGCGAGGCGACGGAAAAGCAGATTGAGGCCGGCAGTCACGGCAGTGCGCCGATGGTGGCTTTTATCGAAGAAATCGCCGCCGGCTGGGCGCTGCCTGACGAGTTCAACGGCGAGAACGTGCTGGTGCTGCTGGAAAACTACCCGCGTGCGTTCGACTCCATCGCCATGACCTACACCCGCGAACTGATGGCGATCCGAGAAAAAAACTAACAGCGGTTGCCTCGGCGTTCTATACGCCTGATCCGTTACCGGAAGAACTGGCCGCATTTGGGTTAACGCCAGAGGACGTCGAAGGGGAGCCGATCGACGTGCTCCCTGACGTGTGGCCAGTGTTCGAGGTGTTCCGGGCAATGGCGACGCAATGGCGCACCGGTATGGGCGGCGTCACCGGGTTGGATTACAACTGCTTGCCCTGGGTGATGAAATTGCACGGCGTCGACGATGAGGCAACCGCGTTAACGGATATCAGGGTGATGGAAGCCGCCGCGCTTGCCACCATCCATAAAAAATAATGGCCCGCCGCGCGGGCTTTTTACTGCACGGAGCCCCGCATGACAGACATTGCATCGATCTCCCTGCGCGTCGATACCGGCGACCTGCAGCGCGGCAACAGCGAGCTGGATAAATTCCAGAAAACCGCTGCAGGCGCCGCCGGCGCGGCTGACGGTTTCAATGCCTCTGGCAAAGAGACGGCCAAGGTATCGAAAGAGGTGGCGCACGAGGTCGAGGAAACGCACAAACGGGTAGCGGAATACAGCCGCCGCCTGCGCGAGACCCAGACCACGGCGACGGCATCCGGCCGGGCGCAGGACCTGCTGACTGAATCCTACTTCCGCCAGATTGACCGGATCAAGCAGCTCGGCACCGGCACGCAGGAATTGCGCGCCATTCAGTCGCAGGTGCGCGCCGCCCGCGCCGCCGGCAACATCACGCAAAACGACTATCTGACGCTCACCAGCCACGCCGCGGAAAAGATGCGCGAGCTGACCAAGGCCGAAGAGGCATCGGCGGCCGCCAAATCGATCTTCATCCAAAAGTTGAAAGACCAGGTGGCGACGCAGAGCCTTTCGCGGGAAGAGCTGCTGCGCTACCGCGCCGCGCAGTTGGGCGTTGGTTCCGCAGCGGACATCTACATCAAAAAGCTCTCCACCGCTGGCGATGCCACTCATAAATTCAGTTTGCAGACGTCGGCCGCCCGCCGGGAGCTGGGCGTTATGCTCGGAGAGCTGGCGCGCGGGAACCTGGGCGCCTTGCGTGGCTCCAGCATCACCCTGGCGAATCGGTCCGGGCTGATCGACCAGTTGATGACGTTTCGCGGCGCGGCGGTCGCAGGATCAATAGGGCTTGTTGCAGCTGCGTTTGGCGGTCTCGCCATTGCATACGAGAAGGGAAGTGCGGAAGCCAGAGAATTTAACCGCTCGATCATCCTGACTGGTAACTATGCTGGACTGACGTCCGATCGTTTGGCTCTCATGGCCGACAAAGTTGCAGATTCAACCAATAGCACTGTAAGCAAGTCCGCCCAGGCTTTGGCAACCCTCAACTCATCGGGCGAATATACAGCTTCACAGCTAAGCATGATCGCCACAGCAGCGATCAATATGGAACAGGCTACCGGCCAATCCATAGAGAAAACTGCCGAGCAATTCAAGTCATTGCAAGGTGATCCCCTGAAAGCTGTCGTGGCACTCAATGACCAATATCACTTCCTAACCTCGACGGTTTACGACCAGATCGCGGCGCAAATCGAAGCAGGAAACACCCAGAAAGCCCAGGAAATTGCAGAGCAATCCTATGCGCGCGCCATCAATGAGCGTGCGATGGAAATTAAAGAAGGGCTAGGGGTGCTTGAGTCTGCCTGGGATGGCATCGGTCGGGCTGCCTCGTGGGCGTGGGATAAGATGCTCGGGATAGGGCGAGATGATCCGGTCGCCAGGCTGGAGAAAGCACGTGCAGTTCTCAATTCTCCGGTAACGTCTTCGTCAGCAAAAGATAAGGCTATGGGGGACATACTCAATAGCCTGGTAGGTAATCTGCAGGCGGACTTGCAAGGCGCTCAGCAGCAGGCCGCGAACGACAGAATTAAAGCGTTGCAAAAAGTTGACTCCCTTGAAAAATCCATGGAGTCGAACGCAGAAAAACGCGTAAAGCTTCACAAGGAAATTAACGAGCAACTCCGATTAGGCTACATCACCCAAGAGCGGGCTGACAAACTCAATGCCCGGATCGATGAAAAATTCAAAGACCCGAAAACACCGAAGGGGCGCCAGTACACTGCGCCGGCCGGTGATCGTGCCGACGAAAAAGCGCAGGCCGATTTGTTGGCGCTCCAGGCACAGCTAAAAGTGCTACAGGACCACCGCAGCATCAATGACACCATCAGCCAACAGCGCAAGGATTTGTGGGCGGAGCAGGCGAAATTTGCCGTACTGGAGCAGGCAGCCGACAAGCGGAAGCTGACTGCGCAAGAGCAGTCTCTGTTATCCAGCAAAGATAGCGTGCTGGCGCAGAAGGAACGGCTGGCGGTTCTCGGCGACGAGATCGCCAAGCAGGAGCGGCTTAACAAACTTCAGGACGCCTCGTCCAAGTATGTCACCCAGATGAGCGAGAAGCGTCAGGCGCTGCGTGAAAGCGCCGGCTTGAGCGATCGGGATGCACGGCGCCGCATGGAAGAGGCGCAGCTCGCGCAGGGGTGGCAGAATCAGGGCGGAAGCCTGCAAGATGACGGTTACAAGCGGCAGCTGCAGGCGGCACGTGATTTTTACGCCGATGAGGACAAACTGCGGGCCGACTGGAAAAAAGGCGCATTGAAAGGCTGGAACGAATATCTGGACTCAGCGACCAATGTCTATTCCTCAGTCGCCAATGTCGCCAATGCTGCATTCACTGGGCTGAGCGACACGCTTACCAGCCTTGCGACAACCGGATCGGCCAACGTTAGAAGTTTCGGCGTCTCTATGCTGAAAATGGTGGTGGACGTCATCAACAAGTTGTTGGTGGCTTACGCCGTTCAGGCGGCTATGGGGTGGATTGGTAGCTCGCTCAGTGCGCCATCTGGCGGCAATAACCCCGGCGCAGTCCCGATGGGGCTGCATTACGACGGCGGTTACACCGGCGACGGCGGCAAGTACGAGCCGAAAGGCATCGTGCACGGCGGTGAATTTGTGTTCACCAAAGAGGCTACGCGCAATATTGGTGTTGGCAATTTGTACGCCATGATGCACAGCGCCCAGGGTTACGCCGACGGCGGCTATGTTGGTAACGCGCCAATGCACGGGCTCACGGCGGCGGGAGGAAGTTCGATCGTTGTTCATGCGCCGGTCACCATCACGCAGGAGAGCAGCAACGGCGGCGACGTCAGCGCAGCGAATACCGCCAACACAGCCCGGCAGTTGCAGGGGATTGTCCAGACCGAAATCACCGATCGCCTGAAGCGCGAGATGTCGCCGGGGGGATTGTTATATTCAGGACGCAGATAAACGGCCAGCCGCAACGCTGGCTTTTTTTATGGGGGGAAAATGGCGGTTGATACCTTTATCTGGCGAACGCAGGCGCAGCCGACAGGCTCGGAGAATATGAACGTGATCGCCGTTCAGTTTGGCGATGGCTATAAGCAGGTGGCCAGCAGCGGCCTGAATGCCACGGCTCAATCGTGGACGTTGAGCCTTACCGACACAAAATCCAACGTGGCGCCGATCCGAGCGTTCTTGCAAAAACACGTCATCAAATCGTTTTTCTGGGTAAACCCCTGGGGTGAGAAAAAGCTCTATCGGGTGAAAGCGGATTCGATTTCCTCGACGTTTCTCGCCGCTGAGGTGATCACCTTGTCATTCACCTTTGAAGAGGCCTTCGCACCATGAGTTTAACGCAAGATCTACAGTCGCTGGAGCCAGGACAGCTAATCCAGCTGGTTGAAGTCGACGGTACGGCGTTTGGTATGGACCGCGTGCTGCGCTTCCATGCGCACAACATACCGGCTGACGGCTGGGCATCGTTCGCCGCCGAGAACATGCCATCGATCATCTGGCAGGGCAACGAATACGACCCTCACCCGTATGAATTTAAAGGCGCTGAGTTGACGAGCACCGGAGCGCAGCCAACGCCGACGCTGTCGATTGGCAACATCGGAAACTATGTAACGTCCTTATGCCTGGCTTACGACGATATGGTTCAGGCGAAGGTGCGCATTCGAACGACGATGGCGAAATATCTCGACGCTGCCAACTGGAAAGCCGGCAACCCCAGCGCGATGCCGACCGAAGAGCGGGTGCAGCTTTTCTACATCAACGCCAAAAAGGCCGAGACGCGCGCCCAGATCGACTTTGAGTTATGTACCCCGTTTGATATCCAGAACCTGCAGCTGCCGACCCGGCAGATCACACCGGTTTGCACCTGGTGCATGCGCGGCTGGTATCGCACCGGTACCGGGTGCGACTACAACGGCAATCGTTATTTCAAGAAAGACGGCACTCCAACGGACGATCCTGCGCAGGATGTTTGCGGCGGCCGACGGCGCGATTGCGAGGATCGTCACGGAAAAGGGAATCCGCTGCCTTATGGTGGCTTTCCAGCGGCCAACCTGCAGGGGAAATAACGATGCGAGAAAAATTACTGGCGGCCATCCGCCTACACGTGGCCGCTGAATACCCGAACGAGGCCTGTGGGGTGATCATCGAGACGGGAAAGCAGCAGCGGTATATCCCCTGTAAAAACATTGCCGACAAGCCTATGGACTATTTCACGCTTTGCCCGCTCGACTATGCTGCTGCCGAAGAATTGGGCGAGGTGATCATGGTGGTTCACTCTCACCCTGATGTTGTGCAGCTCATTCCCTCGGAGTTCGACCGCATCCAGTGCGACCATTCCGGCGTGGAGTGGGGGATCATGTCCTGGCCGGACGGTGACTTTTGCACAATCTCGCCGCGGGGGGACCGCGCACTGGTTGGCCGGCGTTGGGTGCTGGGTTTTGCCGACTGCTGGACGCTCATCATGGATTATTACCGCCAGCATCACGGCATCTTCTTGAAAAATTATTCGGTGCCGCGCGAATGGTGGATCGATGGGAAAGAAAACATCTATGACGACAACTGGCAGGCTGAGGGGTTTGTCGAAGTGTCGTCCGAAGCTATCCGACCGGGCGACATGGTGATGATGCAGATCAGCGCGCCGGTAACCAACCATGCGGCGATCTATCTCGGCGACAACACCATCCTGCACCACAACTTCGGGAACCTGTCGGCGCGGGTACCGTACGGGAAATATTACCGTGATCGCACCGTGCGCGTGGTTCGACACAAGGAGCTATTGGATGCTTAAAAAAATCACGCTCAAGGGAGCGATGGGTAAAAAGTTCGGCCGGCATCATGAGTATGCGGTCGCGGATTTGCGCGAAGCGCTGCGCGCAATGTGCGCCACCATCCCAGGCTTTAAAAAATACATGTCCACGGCTCACATCGACGGGATCCGCTTTGCTTTTTTTAGCGGGCGGGAAAATATCGGCATCGAAGAATTCGACATGGCCAAAGGCGCCAATGAATTCGTGATCATGCCGATAATCGAGGGCGCCAAGCGTGGCGGTGTGCTGCAGGTGGTGATCGGTGCTGTGGCATTGGTGGCCGCGTTCTTCACTGCAGGTATGTCTATGGCTGCCTGGGGTGCGGCAATGACGGCCACGACGATATCAGCCACGTCAATTTTGACGGGCGTCGGCCTGAGTATGATGCTGGGCGGTGTGGTGCAGTTGCTTACGCCTCAGCCCAGCATGAACGTTGGTGCTTCCTCGAGCACCGACAACAAACCAAATTACGCTTTCGGCGCGCCGGTGAATACCGTGGCGATGGGGTACCCTGTACCGGTGCTTTACGGCGAACGGGAGATCGGCGGGGCTATCATCAGCGCCGGCATTTTCTCAAGCGACCAGCAGTAACTGCTTGTTAAACGGTTTATGGCTGCCTCCGGGCAGCTTTTTTTATGGGTGAAAAATGAGACTACTTGAAGGGCAAACGGTCATCAGTGGCCGCAAAGGTGGCGGTGGAAGCCCACATACTCCGGTAGAGCAGGCTGACGATCTGCTGTCGGTCGCCAAACTGAAAATGGTGATTGCGTTATCGGAAGGAGAAATCCAGGGCGATCTCACGGCGCAGCAAATTTTCCTGAACAATACCCCGCTGGCGGATGATGCCGGCAATTACAACTTTTCAAACGTGAAGTGGGAGTATCGCAAAGGGACGCAGGACCAGACCTATATCCAGGGCATGCCGGAGATCGACAACGAGATTTCGGCGAATATTGAAGTTAAAGCCGCGTCACCGTGGGTGCGGCAGTTCTCCAATCTGACGATCGATGCGGTGCGCATCAAGCTCAGCCTGCCTATCCAGTACCAGTACAAAGACAACGGCGACATGGTCGGGACGGTCACGCAATATGCTATCGATCTCTCAACAGACGGTAGCGCCTACCAAACCGTCGTTGATGGGAAATTTGATGGCAAGACCACCTCAGACTATCAGCGTGATCACCGCATCGACCTACCGCGGGCAACGTCTGGTTGGTCTATCCGGGTGCGCCGCATTACGCCTGATTCGACGTCCAGCAAACTGATCAATGCCTTCAAAGTGTTCTCTTTTGCTGAGGTTATCGACAGTAAGATGCGTTACCCCAATACGGCGCTGCTGTATATCGAGCTCGATTCCAGCCAGTTTAACGGCAGCGTGCCGAAAACGACCTGCAAGCCGAAAGGCAAGTTGATCCGCGTGCCGGACAACTACAACCCGGTCACGAGAACCTATAGCGGGACGTGGACCGGTAATTTTAAGCTGGCCTACAGCAATAATCCGGCCTGGATTTTTTACGATCTGGTGCTGGATGAAATTTACGGCATGGGCGGGCGCGTTGATGCCAGCATGATCGATAAATGGCAGCTCTACAGCATCGCCGCATACTGCGATGAAATGGTGTCTAACGGCGCCGGCGGGAAAGAGCCGCGCTTTACCTGCAACGTTTTCATTCAGAACCAGCAGGACGCTTATACGGTACTCCGCGACCTGGCCGCCGTGTTCCGCGGCATCACCTTCTGGGGTAACGATCAGATCTACGTGAACGCGGACGTGCCGCAAAGCGACGTCGATTACGTGTATCACGTTTCAAACGTGGTTGACGGCGTATTCACCTATGCCGGTGGTTCGTATAAAAACCGGTTCAGCTCGTGCCAGGTGTCTTGGTCAGATCCGCTTAACCACTACTCGGACACCATCGAAGGCGTCTATGATTCCGAGCTGGTCGAGCGCTACCGCGTGAATCAGATGCAGCTGACGGCGATCGGTTGTACCTCGCAGAGCGAAGCGCACCGCCGGGGCCGGTGGGCTATTTTGTCCAATGCCAAAGACGGATCGATTTCCTTCAACGTGGGGCTTGATGGTTACATCCCGCTGCCGGCGGAAATCATCGGTGTAGCCGATCCTTTCCGTGCGGGCCGGGAGAATGGCGGCCGTATCAGCCAGGTCGGCGGCCGGAATATTACCGTTGACCGTCCGGCAAACTATGCTGTTGGCGACCGCCTGGTGGTGAACCTGCCAGATGGCACCGCGCAGAGCCGCACAATCAGCGCTATTAGCGCCGACAAAAAGACGCTGACCGTTTCAACGGCTTATCGGCAAACACCTGTGCCGGGGGCGGTGTGGTGCATCGACAGTGACAAGCTGGCGATCCAGTATTTTCGCGTTACGTCTATTTCAGCAAACGATGATGGCACATTCACGATCGCCGGGGTGCAGCATGACCCCAACAAGTACCGCTATATCGATGATGGCGTGCGCATAGACCCGCCGCCGATCTCGGTCACGCCGCCAAACGTCATGCCGACGCCGAAGGGCATCGCTATCACCGAAGTTGACCATCAGGCGCAGGGGCTGACGGTAGCATCCATGCAGGTGACCTGGGAGCGCGTGGAGGGCGCCATCGACTATCTGGCGCAGTGGCGCAAGGATAAGGGGGACTGGGTAAACATCGGGCGCACCAGCGCGCAGGGGTTTACCGTTCAGGGGATCTACGCCGGGGTGTACGATGTCCGCGTGCGCGCCGTGAATGCGGTCGACGTGTCATCGCCTTGGGGTTATGCCGACTCGACCACGCTCAGCGGTAAGGTGGGTAAACCCGGCACGCCGGTGAACCTCATGGCCAGTGATAATGTCGTATGGGCCATCGATATCACCTGGGGCTTTCCCTCCGGCGCAGGCGATACAGCCTACACCGAGATCGAGCAGGCAACTACCGCCGACGGTCAGAACCCTCTGTTGCTGGCGAACGTTCCCTATCCTGGGGTGAGCTATCAGCACGGCCCTATGCCGGCGGGCGTGCGCCGTTGGTACCGTGCGCGGCTGGTTGACCGGATCGGAAATAAGGGGGATTGGACGCCGTTTGTTGCGGGTATGTCGAATGTAGATGCTGACGACCTGATCGGCTCGGTGGTTGATGATTACCTCAATTCCGAGGACGGCAAGGCGCTGTTGGAGCCGCTTAAAACCAGCCCAGAGGCTATTTTGCAAAGCGTGCTGGCGGAATACGGCACCGCTAACCAACAATGGGCCAACTATGGCGAAAACCGGGCCGGGATAATCCAGGCACAGAAGGTGGCTGCTGATGCTCAAAGCTCAGTTGCTCAGCTGGAAACCGACGTCACCGCCAAATTCAACGATCAGGAAGCCGCCATACAGGAGAAAATGACGGCTTACGCAGACGCTTCCGGCCCTTCGGCGATCTGGACGTTGAAAACCGGTGTTAAGTACAACGGAACGAATTACGACGCCGGCCTGGCGGTGGCCGTGACCGTCAACGGCACGCAGGTTGACACGCGCGTTGCCGTCAATGCTAACCAGTTCGTGGTTATCAGCGGTAGCAGCGGCAGCTATTACTCGCCGTTCATTATCAAGGATGGACAGGTGCTTATCAGTCAGGGCTTTATCGGCAAGGGCTGGATAGAAAACGCGATGATTGGCGATTATATTCAGTCGAATGATTATGTTGCTGGAAGGCAAGGATGGCGCTTAGATAAAGGGGGCACAATGGAAATGAATGGTGCTAATGGTTCGGGAAGGCGTGTAGTTACAGCAACCCTTGAACAAGTTTTTGATGCAAATGGAACGCTGCGCATGCGTTCTGGGCTTTGGTGAGGTGTTCATGCCAGGTGGAATTCAGTGTTGGGATGAAAATGGAAAACTGGTGGTTGACATAGGAGATTACAATGTTAGGTATATTGGTAGGATAGAAATACAAATGCCAGCATATGTAGTTACCACAACGTCAGCATACTCAGGATTAACCGAATCAGGATCCTTTGGCGTGGTTGTATCTACTAAGCCTCCTCCAGGCACTTTCAGGCCACCGCATCTCTACATGACAAGGGCATACAACGGCGGCATTAGACTATACTGCAAAGACCCTGGGTTTTATTCCGCTGTTGATGTCTTGGTTGATTTATATAGCTTTCTGTGAGTTAAGGAGTGAAAGTGAGCGGGTTTCAATACTGGAATTCCAATGGTGCTCTTATGATTGATTCGAACTACAAAGGCACATATTATCAGGATAGTATGGAGTATCAGAATATTACTGATATTGGTTTTTACCAAATTGAAACAACCATTGGGAATAGTCTCGATATGGGATATGTTTTCAATAAATTTCCTGAAAGTGATAGCCTCATGTGGTTTAAACCTAACAACGGTTCAAAAATGGTTTTCGGCGGTACTGACTTGATGACAGCCAACGCAGGAAGAATGGCAAGGTCACGCAGTGATTTACCTGTTGAAAGTGGTTATCGTGACGTGTTTAATTCCGCTGGTGAATTAGTTTGGTCTGTTGTGCACGCAGCTAAAATCCCTCGAGTCATTGGGTTTTATGATATTCCTGTTAATTTTGATTTGGATAATACTGCATATTCGCAGTATATTGGGGCGGATACTTGGATTTTAGCAAGCAATGCACCTGGAGCCATAACCTTTGACGGTGGAGAAGCGGGGTATAGCGGGCTATTTTTTCGATTCATTAATGGAACTTTGTCTTGCCAATGGATAAGTAAGAATCAGAGTTCTTGGTTGTCCACAATAAAACCTTATGGGCTAAGAATACCGATTGCAAAACTGTCGAATCTTGTGTGATAGTGGTGAGAGATTGCAAAAGCTAAAAAAGGAGGGGTGAATGAGGAATGTAATATTTATGATTTTAATGTTACCGTTGTTTGCTTTTGGGAATGTCAATAAAATCGAATATCCTAAAAGAGCACAGGCTTTGAATTTCACAGGTTTTGTTGATGTGTTGTATGACATATCAATTGATGGAAAAGTAGAAAATGTAAGGGTTACTAATGCAAAACCTAGAGATGTTTTTGATAGATCAGTTATGCAACAATTAGGTAGATGGACATTCGAAAAAGGAGAGGCTAAGAAAAATGTGCCTCTCAGAATTATTTTTGAAAACAAAAACCGGTTAATTTACTGATGATGGTGCGGTTGGCGTCTTTTTAATATTCATGAACTGCCTAAGAAATGACGCCAAGCTTCTCATTTCTTCGTTATCAATGCTTTCCAATGTTAAAATATGTGATAGTTTGTGTTCATCTGGTATTGACCGGAAAAACAATCCTAGCGCAAGCTTTAATGCAGTCACTTCACGGGCAAGGGCATCAATATCGTCGCAGGAAGTTTCTAAAGTGAAGTTATCTATATAACCGAAATGATCAGACATAAAAGCACCATTAAATATTTGCAGTGATTCACTAAGTTATCATGCATTTGTAATTTTATAAAGACTAATACCCGGCCACCGCGCCGGGTTTTTTGTTGCAAAAATTCAGGAGAACACAATGCCAGCAGGCACGATAACCCTTAAAAACAACTCTGCGGCGGTCACCGGTAGCGGCACTGCGTTCAGCACAGAACTCAAGGCCAACGACTTCATTGTGGTGACAGTTGGCCAGACCGTTTATACCCTCGGTGTTAAGTCGGTGGAATCGAACACGGCGCTAACTCTGGTGCGTAATTTCGATGGCCCATCTGCTGGCGGTCTGGCATGGACGCCAATCCCCTATGGGGCGATGGTCACGATTACAGCGCAGACGCATGCCTATACCACAGAGGCGATACGTGGGCTGCTGCTGGATAGGCAAAATTGGCAACAGGTATTCAGCGGCACCGGAAATATCACGGTGACGTTACCTGACGGCAGCACTTACACCGGCCCGGCCTGGAATAGTTTTACCGCTGCATTGAATTTGAAGGCGGATAAAACAGAAGTCGATAAAAAGGCCAATAAAAGCGACCTCGGCAACTCGG